TTCGTATTCGTCCTCGATCAGATCGGCCGCGCTAAGCGGGAAGCGGATCGGCAGCGCCGAGTCCGTGAACCGAGACAGGCTATCGAGCATGTCGTCATGCCCACCCACGGGGAACGGCAGGTACTCATCGTTGATGAACGACTTGACCAAATCCTGTTCGCGGCCCTCGTAATCCCGTTTCCTCAGCTGGGGCGGCAGCAGGATGCGGCCCTGCTCGAACCACGGGACGAGCCGGCGAATGCGGTCGTTCTTGTCCATGATCCCGCCAAGCTCGGTGATCTCGAACCGGTAGTTCTCGCGCTCCTGCAAGTCCTTGATGTGCTCGATGTCGCCCATCATGCCGTATCGCTCATACCCAACGGCCATGACCGAGGCGCGAGCCGACCAGTGCCGGTGCCAGCTCATCAACAGGTCCGCTCTCTCTGTCAGGCTCAGACGGTCCCGAACCATGTCGTGGACATAGACCTTGCGATCCGGCCCTAGACCAAGGCACCACATTGCGGTGTAGTCGCTGAGCTTCTTCTTGGACGAGGCCGGGTCCACCAGGATGACGAGGTTCTGGCCGCGGGGATTGGGCTCCTGCGCGTGCCTGATCCACTCCAGCCTGAAGCCTTGCTTGTCGTCGGCCGTCGGGTCCTGAAGCATCTGGCACGCATAGACATACGGGCCCATGTCTCGCCGCTTCTCGGCCAGGTCCTCACGGGTCAGGAACACCGGCTCGCCGTCGATCGTCCCATCCACTGTCGCGGACTTGATGCGCGGCTTGACCGTGCCTCGCTCGATCAGCGTCCGGTACGTGTCGTTGTAGTGGTAGCGAGTGCCGATGAAGCGCCTGACCCCTCCCTTGGAGCCAAGGTTGTACGACAAGGCCAATGCATCGGTCGTCTTGGCCATCATCTCCGGCGTGGACACGCTCTCGCGCGTCACAACGTCATCGTACACAAGGATCGAGAAGTGCTTTGACGTCGGCTGACCGTCGACCACGCCCCACGCCTCGACAGTCGCCTCTTTCGGATTGCCTTTACGTTGAACGACAATCCCCTCGTCCTCTGACCACTTGGAGCTGTCCTTCGCCGGATTGGCCCACAGAATGTCGGAGAACCACCGCTTCAGCCGCTCGTTGCGCTCGAACTCCTGCTTGATCTGGCGAAGGAAGGCTTTGGCGATCGGGCGAGTGTGGCTGAAGATGCCAATGGTCACATCCGGGTTCTTCAGTATCTCCTGGATGTTGAGCGCGAACGTGATGACCGTGGATTTGTAATGCTCGCGAGCCCACAGGTCCAAGTAACCGTCGGGATTGGCCTGCACCTCGCAGCAGCGGTCGAACACCCATTGGTTGTGAGCGTCCTGTCTCCCCAATCCGTATCTCAGCAGCACCCACAGCCCGAACCTCGGGTGAAGGCAGGCTTCGCGCATGATTGCATCGGCCAGAGGTCGTTGGCCGTTGAGCATAAGCTCGGACACGCGGGCCTGTAGCGCGCTGATCTCGGGCGGCTGCTGCCATTTGATGGGGAAGTTGAGGATCACGGATGGACCCCCGCCAGCTGAATGGCCGCCACCATGCGCCCGCTGTCTGGGACCATAACGCGATCCACAGTTCGCTGATCTGACATGCCAAGCTCGGCACGAACCTTCTGCATCATGCACTGAAGCGCCGGGACAGTGCGGTGGGGGAACTCTGCCTGCGCGTCCGGAAGCCAGTCTCTCCTATGCGCCAAGGTCTTTAGGAACTCGCGATCCCGCGCCGCCCAATATCCTTGCGCGTCGAGATACGCTGCAGCGTCGGCAACTGCTTTCTCTTCCTCTTCCGTCAGATCCCGATAGCCCTCAATCTCCTGGGCCAAGTCGATGATCAGCTGGAGCGCGTCGTGCAGATCGGGACGCTCAAGATGATTAAGCTCGGTTACCACACGCACAGGAACTTTGATTGCCTGAACCTCTCGACGAAGCTCGCGCTTGGACAATCCCTGCGACTCCGCCATGTTCAGCAACCGGTCGGCTGTCTCTGGCGGAAGCGAGGCAACCTCTTGGTGATGGGAAAAGCTCAGAGCGTCATGCCGGCGTGACGTTTCGAAGCTGCGGGCTACGCTGCCAAGATTCCGCAGAGTTCCAAAATCTCTGCCAAATATCCCCTCGGCGGCTGCGGCGGCGCGGTCACCGTAACGGTGTTCGCCATAAACCCACCAATCGCCAATCTGCCAGCTAAGCGAGTGTCCGGCGCGGCATAATTGCCAACCATACGACTTCCACTGCTCAAATGTGAGGTCGTCGGCGAGCGATATCTCAGCCATGCTGGTGCTCGATTAGGTGTGGCGTGGGGCCGAACAGTTCCTCGAGCTCCGCAACAGCAGCGATGCGATATTCGATCGGGCCGCCATCCGGGCCGCTAGAATGCACTTGAAGCGGGATGACCTTGCCGACCAGCGTCAGGAACGCAGCTGGATTGTCGTTCGCCTGTGCGACAAGGTACTCGACGCCACCAGCTTGATCGAGCGCCTGCACCACCATATCCTTGACGACTGCGGTGACTTTGTTGGGCGTCCCTTTGACGCGGCCGCCACGGCGCTCACCCGGCTTCGAGCCGCGATTGCTTTTCCGCGCTACTGTAGCGATGTCGGCGCCCATGCTCAGACTTATGCCGCATAAGCATGGGATCAGGTGTTGTTGTTAATCGAAGGCTTGCGAGCCAGCATTATCTCAGTTGCGGCCTCTTCTCTCCAATCCATCACGCCACCAACCTAACCCGTCTCACCCGCTCCTGTCTAACGCGCGACAACAGTCCTCGCTTCTCCAGTCGCTCGACAATGCGATAAGCAGAGGCCCTGTCGCACAAATCCAGCTCGCGCATGATCTCGCCATAGGTTGGGGCTGAGCCTTCGGTCTCGATCCTGTTGCGGATGAAGGCGAGGACCTGTGGGCCACGGTAGCCGAGTGCGCGGGATATGATTGGTTGGTGCGGCATTAGCCGGCCTGGCGTAGAGTGTTGAGCTTGTCGGTCATGCGCACTCCACCAGTTGGCCGTCGCGATATTCCAGGAAGCCGCTGTTGAGGCCGAGCTTCTTGATGTGCGCCGGCATGGTGTCGAGCTCGTGGCGGGTCAGCGGCTTGGCAGAGATGGGATCGCGTTTCTCAATGGCGTAGTGCCCATGCCGACAAACCCAGTGGAGGTCGTAGCGCGGCGTGAGCGTGTCGCCCTTGCTGGTCGGCTCCAGTCCCCACAGAATCCGGTTGCCCCGCTCGATCCAGAAGCGCACACGTTCCTGCGGATCGCTCGGCGGAACGATTTTTGCCGCCTTGCCGCTGTTCAGCCTGTCAGTCATAATTCCCCTCGAGCACCTTCTGGAAATTCGCCTTCTTGAAGAGCCAATCGAACGTGAGCGGCGTTCGCCCCTTGTCGCCTCTCAGGAACGGGGAATCGCGGCACTTCGCGAACACGGTCTGGAAGTCGGCCAGGGGGTATTGCTTGATCCGAAAGCGGATGAGCTGCCGGCGTTCGGGGGTGAGGTCGCGCGGCACACTGAGACCGAGATCGGCCGCCAGTTTCTGATAGCCCTGAAAGACTTCTTCGGTCGCAAGTGCGGGCTCATCGTCAGATGAGCTATCACCGCTAGGTGATTCTTCTTCTGTATCTGTCTCTGCTTCTGTCTCTTGGCCCGTTGCTGAAACGTTTCCGCGCCGTTTCACCTTGTTACGTCGTTGTTTTTCCCTGTATTTATGGACACGCTCTGTGCTATTGTCGCTGCGATATTGAAGCTCATCCCACGCAACAGGATTTAGCTCATCATCGACCAGATCGACCTCACGCAAACGTCGTGCAATTTCGTCCAGCTCGCGCACCTGGATACCGAGCTTGACGGCGATCTTTCTGGTGCGCAGATCATTGTCTGGCTCATTGAGAAGCCCACTTGCTTTGAGGCAGCACAGCGCGACGAAATGCCAGCGATCCTCGAACGCAAGCAGCCGCAGCTTCTCGTCATCGACGATGCGGTGATACAGCCGGAACCACTGCATCGCGCTCACGCTGCCACCCCCGGCAATTCCAGCGCACCGAGGCTCTGCATGATTGCCCGCACGTCCTGTGAGGTGTAATAATCACCCTCGGCGAGCAGCTTCTTGACCTGCCGGCAACCGTGCATGACGGTAGTGTGATCGCGATGGCCGAAATAGCCGCCGATCTGCTCGAGCGAGGCGTGGGTCAGCTCTCGAGCGAGGAACATCGCCATCTGGCGCTTGCGGCTAATCCATTTGTAGCGCGCGCCTAGGCAGTCAGGCTGGGTCAGGATGCCTGGAACGATACCGTAGTGCTTGGCGCAGGCATTGACGATGGCGGCAATTGTCACGCGCCGCGGGAATGGCTCAGGAGCCAGCATGATGGCGGCGATGGAGTTCATCTCCACTCCGCGCATGTTCTGTGACCCTTGAAGGGCATGTGTTCGGTGGTGGCGGTTGGTGGAGCAGCGCGAGCAGCAGCTTTCCAGCGCCGCACTTTAGCGGCCGATACCTTGCTCGCCGTGATCGCGTAGGAGATCTCTGTTCGGTAATCGTCCCGGAAGTCGAAGGCGGCGTATTTTGCTGGCTTGCCCATTATGCGGCTGCCCTTCCGACGAACTGGGCAGGCGCGTCATTCGTTTGGTCGAACAAATACCAGCAGCAATTGTCTTTGCCGGTCATCTTGGAATCGGGGATCCATTTGACCCTGCCAACGCTGACAATCTTGCGGAGATAGGGCATGAACGGAGTCGACTGGCGCGTGTGCATCCAGTCGGCGTCGAACAGCAGCCACGTTGGCAAATGGCTGCTTAGGTTATGGATGATCCCGTGAAGAGTCTTTCGCTCCCACGGGGGGTTCGTGATAAACACACCCTCGCGGACAGGATAATCATATTCAGCAGCGTTTCGCCGCAGCACTAGAAATCCATCTATCCATTTGGGCTCGATGTCATAAGCTCCGATGCAGGTGTGTCCCGCCCTTTGGAGATGACGGATCAGGGCGCCGTCGCCAGCGCATGGCTCAGTGAAGCGCGTACCCGATGACAGGTGGGCCAACAGCGGAACGACCGCTTCATACGGGGTCGGATAGAAGTCGCGCGGGATGCGCTCGAATGATGAACGCTTGCCCATTACACCTCCCTCAGAACGAGGTGAGGATTGAGCACCCGAAAGATCGCCTTGCGGATCGGCCAGTCGCGGGCTGTCGCGCCCTTGCTGTCCTCGACTACGCGAACGCCTTCAACCAGGTCCGTGTAGAGGAAATCCGCCTTGTAGCCGACGCGCCGGCCATTATCGTGCTTCAGTTCACGCCCATCGATTGTGAACCAGAATTGCGGCTGAAGCTCCAGGTCAGTGATATAGCCGTCGGCCTCTAGCTGGTGGAGCTTGTTACAGCGCAAGGCTTCGCGCTTGCTGTCGTGGGTATGACCCTGACCGCATGGCGTTTTCTTCGCGCCGAACTTGTTGCGGCGCATCATGCCAGACCCCGACTATGCTTCAGGGCTGCTGCGCGTCTGCGGCGATACTGCTCACACTCGAACGACTGCTTACGACGCTCTACGTCTCGCTGTAGCTTGCGACAGGCGCGCTTGTGCTTCCATATGAAGATGATGGAGCGGAGGGTCATGCTGCCGCCTCGACGAAGAAGTCGCCTTGACGCTGAGCATCCTCAATGCGCTTGCAGGCGATGTCGAAGTATTTGGGCTCGCGCTCTATGCCGATGAAAGAACGACCCGCTTCAGTTGCAGCGACGCCTGTCGTTCCGCTGCCCATGAAGGGGTCAAGGATCGTCTCAGCGCGAGGTGCAGCGTAAATGCACCATCGCATCACGGTTATCGGCTTTTCGGTCGGGTGATGCTCGTTGTCGCCGTTATAGGCGGTAATTTGCCAGAGATCGCGATTCCAAGGGTGTGTCGCGACGACGAACTCGTATTCGCGGCCGCCGGGGCGGACGTTAGTTTTGCGATAACGCCCGATATGCGGCGTTCGGAACTCTGGAACGAGCTTATCAAGGAATGATGGAGCACAAAAAACGGCTTTGTATGGGGCCTCGATCAGACTAAGCCAGTCGGTGCTAAAAACATCCCATTCAGGCTTTTCGTGCTTGGCGTTGAACTCTCCAACTCCACCGCCACCGCGAACCCATCCGGTGCCGTAGGGCGGGTCGGTTATGCACGCGTCGACTCTGCCGATGGTCGGCAGAATGTCCCGGCAATCGCCCAAGTAGAGCGTAGCCCGCCCGATATGCTCGACGCGGGTCACTCTCCCCGCTCCTCTTGAATGGCGCGGGCAAGCTCGCGATGGAGGCGGTCGACCTTCTGGGCCGGTGTTTCATCGGATGGAGGTGGGGCGCAGAGATACAGGCTGCGGACGGGCGCAATCGCCTCCTCACCAAAGCAATAGGCGAACACCAGCAGAGCTTCGGTGTTCATCGTCGAGGCTTCGTCGCGCCAGTTGGCGACGGTCTCTTTGCAGCCGCCGATGACCTCAGCCAGCTCTTCGTCGGAGAGGCCGTTGCTCGCCTGAACGTCGAGGATCATCTGCTTGACCGCAGCCCGGATTGAGCGCTTGGTTGGCTTGCCGAACAGCGATGGCGAAATTGATTTCGCGTTAACGGGATATTCGTTTCGGAGGCAATTCATTTAAACGCCTCCCGACCACGCGATAGAACGTGGCTAACAGTAGGCGTTTGAGTATGCGTAAGGCCGCTGCCCGCTTGGCAACCCCCCGCCTCAGAGACAATTCTCCGGGCGGCGGCCTCTCCAGCAAGCGCCGCCGTGCGGCAGTCCCCATCGCAATAATCGTCGATGATCTGATGGCGCGGCTTCAGCCTCACCCATGCGAGCCCTGCAATACCGACGATTGCACCGAAGAGGGCGATGGTTGCGGTTGTGTCGAGATTCCCCCCGGCCATTGCGATTACCGCTCGACCAGCGCAGGACTAAGGGAAGGGCCGCCGTCTCGCGTGGGGCAATGGCGGCGGCCCGACGACACGGGCTTTGTCTGTCCCGTGCCTAGACGCGCCGATGCCGAGGAATGTCTGAGGCTGTGGTGGCGCGCGTTTGGAACCGGTGAGGCTTTTCGGGTATTCGACCGGATATGTCGGATAAGATCAGACCCGGCGTTTACCTGTTGGACGATGCGCCCGAGTTCGTGCTCAAGGACGGGCTGGTCAGAATCCAGTCCCGATCCGGGGGAGTGGAGTTCGAGATGGTGCAGACCATCAACCAGTTCTACAAAGCGTCGGAACGGGCGCGGGCTCTGCGGGAGCAGCTCGCCAAGGACACCATTGTGTCGCTCAATAAGCCCGACTGACGTCACGCTGCCTGCGCGCGCCGAGCCTCGGCAACCTGCGGGTTCAGAAACGCTGCATCAACCTCGCCGTTCGTTAGGCGCTCAATCGCCAGAGCGAGCTTCGCCGTCGCGTAATTGCCCTTCTCAATGGCGTGGATTTGCGCCTTGCTCTTGCCGACCTGCGCGCCGAACTGCTCCAGCGTCAGGCCGTGCTTCGCGCGATAGTCTGTGAGGGTCATGCACGTCTGTTCGGATTTCTTGAACCAAAAGTCAATAGGCCTCGTTCGGATTTGGGCTAACGCCAGATACCGGCGCGCTTCGTACAATCTGATCGTGCTCGACTGGTATCTAAAGGAATGGCTCGACTCGACCGGCACCAGCCAGGCCGATCTCTGCCGCCTGACGGATTACCCGAAGGCCAAGGTCTCTGACCTTGTGAACGGCAAGCAGCGCTATAACCGGGACATCCTCAACGATGTCGCCAAGGCGTTGAATATCTATCCGTTTGAACTGCTGATGCACCCCGCCGACGCGATGGCCCAACGCCGTTTGAAGCGCGCTGCGAAGGATATTGTCGCTATCCCGTTCGGCGGGATCGCCAGCGACGAGCAAGAGGACTCCGACACCCGCAAGACTGCCTGATCAGAGGCAAATCCGAACACGCTTTGCCGCGTGCGATTTCGCTCGTTCAAAAAAATTGAACAGACCCTATTGACATTTCGTTCGGAAAAGTCGAACACTGTTTCTACCAACAGAGGTAGGGACACATGGCTGAGTTCATCGATTTCTACATCCGCACGGACGATGACGAACCGTGCAGCACGATCATCAGGATCGACCTCAAACAGCCGATC